AAACGTTTTGCTACGCTTATTTCTAGTTGCTGCACGTTGTTGCCAACACGCACTGGTATATATCTATCATACCCTGCATAAAGGTCGACATTCGCCGCCCGTGCTTGATTTGCTAATATTCCAGTGTACGCTGTGTTTGCTATTGTGCTTTTTATTGTTTCTTTTCGCTGCTTTATTTCTAAATCGCGTACTTCTTTGTTGTATTTGTCGATCGGTGCTTGTCGCACTGCGTCAAATATTCCTGCTGCTGCGTTTCCAAAAGACGCTGCTTTTGATATAACTGGCAAACCTGTAAAACCTTGGCCGCCTGTTGCTCGCATTACTGTTAACGGATTAAACCCTGCGCGTTGCGCTGCGTTTCTCATTCTGACGTATTGATTGTCCTGATCCGCTATTGCTTGCTTGCGTTGTTGTTTTGCTGATGCATATGATGCAACTCCGCCTACTACATTGCTTGCTATCGTTAATTTAGTTGCTGTGCTCAATCCGCCTAATGAACTCAACAATCCTGCAAAAAAACCCATTATTTACATTCCTTTTATTAGTGGGGCGTATAGACATACGGCTGCAATCAGGCCCATTGTTGCGCCTGTTGCTAGCTCTTTCCCCATTTTCTTTATTTCTCGCGCAATTCTTTTTAATTGCGTCTCTGGCATAAACTCGCCCGTGCGATCATAAATCGCTTCATATGCTTCGATCGTTTGCTCTGCAAACTTGTAATCAAAATCGCTTGGTAAATCTTGTTTGCGCTTCATTTCTTGCGCTCCTTATGTGATAGCACAAGATCAATTAGTATCAATCCGAGACTTGTCGCTGCGGTTTCTACTGCTACGCTTTGTTCCGCTGCGTAGCCCATTGACAATAGGGCTGTACCCAGTACTGTACCAAGTCGTCTAAGAATTGGTTTGGCCAATTCTCTTAACACAAATTCCATAATCGTTACTCCCGTTATCCGATAATGTGAATTATTGTTATTTTTTTTTGTGCTGTCAAATATTATTTTCATCAGTATCTTTAACACCATGGTATAAATTCCTTCCTGCCACTTCCTACGCCTTTTATCTTGTTATTTCGTGGCCTATCCTTGCACCTTACCCGCAGCCTTTCGTCTGACCGCACTTGTTGTTTGGGGGTTTCTCGCTTTAAGCGTCTTCCAGTGGGTGAGGGTGCTACGGCAACGCTTACTTGTATTGTTCGGCTGATAGCCGTTGTTTCTCGTGCAACTGTGCCAATTGCTCGAGTTCGTCGCGTTGTGCTTCTTCGAATAATCGAATTCGCTTTATTTTTGACCGCCCTATTATTTCGGCTGCGTTTTCTCGCTCTTCTCGCCATTCGCCGTCCTCATATATCCATGTTTCGTTTTCTTTACCATGTATCACTATTTCGTTTCCAAAATAGTTTGCCTCTATCCATGTGCCCTGATCTTCGTCTGTGCCCATTTGCCTCCATGGTTCATAATACATCACATCTTTATGATGTAACCGCTTTACTAACTCTTCGTCTGTATACTGTACCGAATAGTTCTTTTGATCCCACTCGTCATAAAACTCGCTTTGCGGTTCTTTTCCGTATTTCTGTATCCATCCATCCTTAAACGCGTTCATAAAATTCTCACGCGTTTTTCCTTGCATCATAAATACCTTTTCCGTGCCGTTGTCCTTTTTTACTCCCCCGACCTTATACAAAAACGATCGTGGTATTACCGCCTGTTCTACATGCGTTTTTGCTAATTCGTTAAAAAACTCATATCCTAAAGGTGGTTTTTTACTCATTGCCAAATGACTATCTGCACTATCCAGATCAGTATCTTTCAACACGTATTTCAATACGTACTGAAATCCTTTCCAATCTGGTTGCTGAAAATAACTGAACCCGTGTGGCCAGTATTTCCATTCTACTCTTACATCCTGTTCTATTTTTGGTGCTTCACCCTTAAAAAATATAACTATGTGCCAGTGCGCTCGGCCTTTAGCCGTGCCATATTCACCTGCCACTATGTATCGTACTTTGTAACGCTTGCGCAGCCGTTTCATCATATCTTGCACGTCTTTGTATACAAGCGTTACTGCGTTGACCCCTGCGTCATTCGCATAGGTCAACGTTACTGCGTAAGTTTGTGTACTTAACTTACTTTCGGCAATGCATCGACCTACAAGGTCGTTTACGCGGTTGCGTTTGCATTGCCAGCATTTGCGACACGCAACCTCAGTTCCATCGTCTAATCTGTTTGGTGTCCTGCACATTTGCCTGTAACTTCGTTTGCGGTGTCACTAAATGCATATCCTAACAAGAAAGGTGGTATGCTAATCGGCTGAACGGAACTCCAATATATGGAGTTTCCGTTCCGTTCAGCCTATTCGTAGTCATCCGCTATTAACGGTCTGCCTACTTTTGGTTCATCTTTGCGTATTCGCCAGTTTTTCAACTGCCAATGCGCTGGATCGTAAAAGTCCCAATCGCCGCCCCATTCAATCTTAATGTTGCGCCGTCTTGCGACTTCTTTTCCTATCGATCCTATAATGTCCCATTCTTTTTTGCTCAGTTGCCAATATCTTTGTGCATGGACTATATCTACCGCCATGCCGTATTGGTGCGGACTATTGCCGCCCTTCGCCTTACTTCGCCCTTGTGCGTGTAATTCATTTTGCCTTGCTTCATCGCGCAGCATTTCAAACGCTATAACAGGTATGTTACGCGCTTTGCATGCTTGCAGCATTGCTTTCCAAAACGCGACTATTTCAGGGTGTACCCCTTCATATTGCGTTTCTGTTTGTTTCTGTATTACTTCTTTTCGCTTCAGGGCAGGGGCGTCTGCTAAATCATACGCCGCAGCCGTGTAATCTTTATGTACTGGCTCATCCCTAAACCATGCTTGCACACGGTCTAGGAACTTCACCCATCTCATAAATTTACTCGGCGGTCGTTGCTCCTGTTGCATCGTCGCCCTCTACTTGCTCACTTTGTGCCTCCGGCACTGGCTCTTGCGCTGTTTCCACATTGCTTTGAACCTGCTGTCGCAGTTTTGCCAGTTCCTCACGTTCCGCAGCCATTGCAGCGTCTCTGCGCTGTTCGTTTAGCTTGACCCACTTCATCATTCGCGCAAACTCGTCGTTATTGCGTACGCGTGGTTCAATATTTACAAAGCTGTCTTTGTCGCTTGATGCGATCCGTTGATCTACATCACGGATATTTACAAACACTGCTGCATTTTTCTCTGCTTTAATCTGTACCCAGCTGCTTCCTACCGCTGTGTACTCAATGGTGACTTTGTCATCCGCCGCGCCTTGCAACACTGCGTTTTCCATTTTTTCATTATCTGACGCCCAAACTTCAATTTTTGAGTTTGCGTTCACTTGAAAACTAACGCGCTTCGCTTTGCCGCTTTCAAATGCAATAACATCGCCTGCTTTTACTTGTTGCCATTCTGACAACGACCCATTTTTAAAATGTTTCATTCGTTTCACTCCTGTTTGTTAAAATGGGCGGCAGGTGGGAGTGCCCACCGCCCGTCACATTACTTCTCAATACGTGCCGTATCTACCAAGTCTGTGATTACCTGATAATCCGACGTTGCATCTGCCTCTAGCAGACGTTCGCCGAATACTGTGTTGCCTGTGATTTCCATGTCTGAAATACACGTTATTTCAAAAGCGTCCGCGACTTGGTCGCTAAACACTTTCTTGTGCAAACTATCTACCAAATAAAAATCTGATGATAGTGTTGGATCGGTTGTTTCAACTGTCCAAATCTTTGCTCTATCTTCGTCAAACGCGTCGTTTGCAGGTCGATAATACTTACCGCCTACATTCACCATATCGCGCATCCATTCATGGTTTAATGGTGCATAACCAAACGTACCGTCTGGTGTGCTATGGTTTACGTCCAAGTGATCATTCTTAACAACTGACACTTGCTCTGGGTCCAATGTGTCAGCTAATGCATTAGGTAAATCGTCAGTACTTGTTGTGTATAAGAAGTAATCCTTCTTACGTTCCCACAACTGCTCTGGCACTATTTCAGCCGTAATCATAATTACGCCGCCCGTATTCATCTGTGGTGTACGAATGTTCAAATCTACGGTCGCGTAACCGTTTGTAACGCTTGTGTCCAAGTTTGCTGCATCCGTTGCATAACGCTGATTATACCCAATCATTGTTTGCTGTTTTGCTAACATAATTGGTTGTTTCATCGTTTCTTCTGGTACGCGTATACCTTCCATCAACAAATCAATAATGTGCTCGTCTTCAATTCCGTCGTACATACTACGCAATTTCGCAAACGCTGCTGTTTTCTTTGCTTGTTCAATGTCGGCTAACGACATTGTCGCATTGCCGCCTTCCGTCAATTCGGCCCAAACATCTTCCAACCCATCTGATCCTACAAATGTATATACACCATCTGTTAACGTGTACTCACCTGACGGTGCATTATTTTGTCCTGCCTCTGTCTGAGCTGATGTTGATTTCACAGGCGCTTTAAATGTTAAACCATTTAACGCGACTTCACCATCAATCAACTTTTGATCAAAATCTGGTACAATATGATTATTGTCCAGCGACCAAAATGCTTCTGCCAATCTATGATCAAAAGCATTGCGCAACGGCAAAGATGCTGACCGTGCTTTGCGTCTATGATTTACAATTGCATTATAAGCTTCGACTATAGTTACATTTAAATCCGTTGTTTCTGTATGTATGCCCATTGTTTGATAAAACAATGCTCTTCCATCCGCAGTATTTGTGTCAAAAAATGATGAAACTGTTGAATCTATTACTGTTGTTCCATTCCAAAATTTATTTTTCTCAAAAAACGGTACTACACTTCCACCTATACCTGTCTCGCCTTTATACGAACGGTTCAATTCTTCCATTGATCCATTAAAACGTTCAAAAGCTAACATTGGTACATAATGCGCCATTACATTGACGGTAATACCGTTGAGCAATAATTGATCTGTTTCCATCATCTCAATATTTACGCGTACTCGCCCACGCTTAACTGCGTCTTCGCGCAGCATCGGAATATACTTCAAAGGCAGGATTTTTCCTGCATCTGCTGATGTCAACACACGGCCGCGATCGCGTCGCGCGCTGCGTTGCACTGTAATTGGTGTACTTGGCACCATTTCTGTCATTCGCATTTTACTTTCTCCGTTTTATGCGTTTCATCATGGCAACAAACTTCTGCCGTACTTTTTTGCATTTCTTGCACGCCATTAATTTACGTATTTCTTCCATTCATCGTTCCACCGCTTGTCGCTCAATGGTGGAATTACTGGTGTATTCGGCATGCTGTTGATCAAATTTGACATTTTTCCAACAAACAAATCAAAATTACTTGCCATTGCTGGCGGTGTAATTTGTGTTGTTTCTGCTGTGCCTGTTAATGGTGCTGGCCTTAATACTTGATCTGCTATTTCTGTTTGTACTACGCCATCTACTGTCGCTCGCACATCACCTCTAATAGCTTCCATATCTTCTTGTATT